AGCGTAAAAAGGCCAAGAGGCTGCGGCTTCGGGATCACCGTGAAATTCTGCGTGAAGGGGTTGAAGAGATACTTTCCCATCTACCATTTCCCTTTCGGGCATTTGGAGGTTTCGAGAACGAGTTTGGCCTTGGTCGAGCAACCGCAGACCGTGCATTTGCCGGAGCCGCCCCACGCTTTCGAGTTCCAAAACGGACACGCTTGGCACTGCTCGAATCGCTTCGTGATGACCTCGCCCGAGGCGAGCTTGAAGCCTTTCTTGGCCCACTTCGCAGTCTCAGTGAGCAAACTTTTTGCCTTATCCAGCGCGGTCGGCATTTATTTCAATGAGCGATTGATCTTGGCCCGCAGGGCTTGCAGGTTGCCAGGGTTGTTGTTGAGCGGGTTGCCGTCCTTGTGGTGGACATCCATCCCGTCGCCTTTCTTCACACGGCCCTCTGACGCCAGCTTTCGCCGAGCGGCGTTGCGGTTTGCCCGTTTCTTCTTCTGATCGGGGCGGGCGTGGTAGTTGTCGTATTCGGATCGGTAGTCTCTCATGGTTGCGGGATGCTGGCTGCGGTCGTAGCACGAATCTTGGCGGCGGCTTTGGCGTCTTCCAAAGCGAGCTTCTGGGCGGTCTGCGCGTCCTTCATTTGCAGGTCGGCTTGGTGCTTCTCGATTTTCATTTGAAGCTCGGCGCGGCGCTCCATGAGGCGTTGCTGGGCTTCGGGGCTCAACTGCTCGGACTCGGCGAGCTTCTTCTGCATTGCCTGATACTCGGCCATGAGGGCGGTCTGTTGGCGCTCGGCTTCTGCTTGTTGGGCTTTCTGCTGGTTCTCCTGCATCGCCTGCAATTCGTCGGCGAGGCGTTGGGCGCTCGCGGTGAGTTGCTGGTGTCGCTGGCGCATAAGGGCGACTTGGTCTTTGCGGACGAGGTCGCTGCCAAGTTGAGTCAAATGCTCGCCTAGGTGCGGAAGGAACATTTGGAAGGCACTCAATGCCTCCATCGGGTTGCTTGCCCCCTCGGCCACGGCGCGATCGAGTTGATCCACCGCGTTGAGGTGGGTGGATGCGTGAATAAAATGGTTCTCCCCAGGGCTGACTGGGATCGGGCTTCCTGTGGACATCGTCGCGTTCTCCAAGACTGCGATCTTGAAATCCAACGGCGGGCGAAGCGTCGTCTGCGGGGCTGGGATGTAGCGATCCACGACTTCCTGCCCAAACCGCGCTGCCACTCGGTCGCGGAGGAGGTTGATGCGTCCCATTTCATCAAGGCTTCCGAAGATCGACATGGTTTCGTCGATCGCCGCCATTCGCATCGCGGGGCTTCCGTAGCCGATCGCTCGAACAGGCTCGACATTGATGACGCGGTGAATCGCTTCCTCGGGCACCCCGCGTTTGAGAAGGCGTTTGCGGAACTCAACGGCTTCCTTTCCGCCTGGTTCGCGAGCGTTGTAATCGCGGCGGGTGAGACGGCGGAAGACCTCGGTGAGAATGCGCTTCCAAGGATGGTAGAAAAGGTTGATCGAGGCGTTGGACAGCACGGCCTCTTTCTGCAACTGCGCCTTCACCTCGTAGGCGGTGCGGGCTTGGTTGCTGTCGCCCGTGTTGGCGTGGGTCTGGTAGGCCCCCGTGTTGTTGCTCATCTGCATCGCCATGTCGTTAATGACGGGGATGATGTTCTGTTGTAAATTCGGCACGGCTTTATCAACGATCTTCAAGCCAGGCGGGAAGAGGGCGTAGGGGCCGTAGTAGGTGAGCGTCAGGTCGTCGAGAGCGCGGGTGCTGCTGTCGCTTGGCTGCACGATGAGTGAGGAGGAGAGGAGCGCCCCATCCACCATGCCGCAACGCAGGCGGTTCAAGACTTGGATGTGCGGGTAGATTTTGAAGCCCAGCCCGCGGATGCCGTGGTAGGTGCCGTTGCCGACGCCGTAGGTGAAAGTCACCCAGCACTGCGTCGGGGAGTCGAACCGCTTTTCTTTTCGGTAAAGAAAACTCTCTTTCATCGCGCCGACATCAGTGGGAAGAGGCTCTTGCAGGAAAATCAAATGCGAGACGCACCCGCAAAATTCCTTCACCCACATATGGACAACTTTAACGACCTTGCTCTTGGCAGTTCCGTAAAGGATGTCGTTGTTTTTTAGCTCGACCTCCAGTTTCTCCCAGTCCCCTAGGGAGGTTGTGGTGTCTTGGGCGCAGGCCCGCTTCAGGGCTTCTTTGACCGTGGCGACATCCCACCCTAGGGACGCGGCAATCTCAGGGTCGCGGATAAAGCCGTAAAGCTCGTCGGAGCGGTATTCGCGGTCCACCGTAGCGACTTCGATCTCGGCCTCGCTGGCTCGTGTGCCTCGGGGGATGCGAAATTCATTGAGCCCCGTTACGCGCCAGCGCCAATCAAGTTCGTCCTCGAAATACGCGACACCGACCCCATGGGTCACAAAATAATCCGAGAGCCGCTGGTGGTTAAATTCAAACTCGCTCCATCCGCGCAGGGTGCGGTGGAACTCCTCGCCAATGATTTCGCTCCACTCGGCGGCTTGCTCGGGGCTTCCGTAAGTGGTGCGAATGCGGGCGAGCTTATCGACCGAGTTTGTGAGGTCGTAATAGCCTGCGAGGGCTTGGTCTTTGAGCGCGGCGGCTTCGCCAAAATCCAGATTCGTGCGCTCGCCCTGCCCAACTTCTTTGAGGTCGTTGGCGTTGAAGGGCGGGGCTCCGTTGAACATCCCGTCAATCAGAGCGCGGTTGCGGCTGCTGCCCTCGTCAGCTTTTTTGAGCGAGAGGTAAATCGAGCGGGCGGCGTCCACATCGCCCACGCGGGCGCAAGGGGCTTCGCCGGTCACGGGGTCAAGCCCCTTCAGTTCAAGCGGAGAGTGGTTCAGGTTCATCAGTCTTTTTCTTTGCCGGTTTGGGCTTGGGGTTGAGGATTTCGAGCACCGAGCCATCGGCGACTCCGGCGATCACGGCGGTCTGTGGGGCGATCGGTTCGGCGTTCACCCCAGGGGCTTCTTTGAAGAAATACTTTCCGTCCGCGCCGCCGCGGTATTCGGAGGTGCCTGCTTGGTTTTGGATCAGCTTTGAGACTGCCGAATCACGGCGAATCTCGAATCGCATTTGCACATTCCACGGCGTCTCCTTCGGGCCGTAGCCCAAGCGGCGGATCAGAGTGGAGCGCAAGTAAAGGTCGGGCGGGTAGACCGAGGAGGCGATGATCCGCGGGGGTTCCTGCCGCATCTTTCCTGTGGCAGGGTCGCGCTCCACGCTCGGCTCCATGGCTCCGAGGTAGGGCATCTTTGCGGCGAAATACTCCTTCGCAATCTCCGTCAACCACGAGGGGCGCAGAGGGCAACAAGTCTCGTCGAACCAATACCACGGGTCTGTGCAGCCCATGAGGTCGAGGTAGTGCGCGGTGTCGTGAAAGAGCTTGTTTCGCGAGTTGTAAACATGGTCGCCCGTGAAGATGTCCGCATTTGCAAAAGCTCCCTTCAAAAGGTTAAGCGCCTTCTCGATCTCGGCGACATTGCGATTCCCGCCGACCAGCAAAACATCGTGCATCGCCACGCCCCCTAGGGAGAAGATGTGCTGATACAGAGGAAGGGCTTTTTGCGAGAACGGGATGACAAGCAACATGGGTTATTATTCTACAAGGTTATTAACAACCGGCAACCAATTTTTCATTTCATTTTTTTTCTAGCCGACTCCGCGTGCATTTTGCGGTGGCAATTACTACACAGGACGACGCACTTCTCAATTTCATCAAGAATACTAAGCATTCCCCGCATACGCGTCATCAGAGTGATGCTCATCTTTTTTGAACTGGGGTTTATATGATGAAAATCGAGAACATCGGGGGAGCTATTTTCGCCACATAAACGACAGCCGGAACGCTGTTTATACTTGCGGAGAAAACTTAAAACTTTTGCCCTCGATTTATTTTTTTGGGTAGCCATTAAATTCGCGGGCGGGTCGCCTCGAAGTGCATGGCGTCGTAGCCCCAGAAGGCTCCGGCGCTCTGCCATCCTTCGCGGGCAAACGCCTCCATGATCTCCAGGGGCATATCGGCCTTCAGCGGCCAGGTGTCTCGAAAAGTGTTGTCGTCGGCGTCGAGGTCGATTGCCGCCCCCCAAGCGTGGACAGAAAACGAGTTTCCGCCGCGTTTTTGTCGAAAGTTGAAGATACCGCCATAGTCTTCGGCCTCTTCCATGACCTCGCGATCTTTGCCGTGCAGGCTCCCGATCGCTTGGAGAACCCGTGTCAGGGAGGGCGCGACCTTCAAATGGCAGCGGGATTTTGTGACTCGTTTGCCAGCGTAAAACATGGGGAACGGGAACTCGATCGTAACCAAGTTCGACTCGTCCCCAGGGGCACCATAGAACTCCCGTAGCGCCTCCTGTGTGGAGGCAGGCCAAGGGTTCGGCGTCGGCATGAGGGACCGAAGATGCTCGCGGCAACGCGCTTGGCTCTTCGGCCCCCAGAATCCATCGGGCGTAACGCCGATTCGGCGTTGCATTCGTTGGATTTGCTCGGTCGTCATTTACCCTTGCGGATAATGTTGATGAGGCCGACCAGCGAGAGTCCGGCGGCAACGATTTGATTCTGAAGCTCTGGCTCCAGCTTCAAGCCTAAAGCAGTCACCACTAGGATGATACCGCGCCATGTGCTATTTTCGGAGAGCCGTTCAACGGCGATGTTTAGGATTTTCATTTGTCTTTTAGCAGTTTGGGTTGAGCGAGTCCGAATTGTTTCCAAGCGTAATGCACGGAATCATCGGGCTCGCGTTCCGGGGAGGATTTAGGGAGATAATCGACTTTCACACTCAGCTTCAGCGTGCCAAGGTCGCCGACGCGATCGCCAAAGGGAGGAATTGGCACGGACACGCAGCCTGCAATCAGTAACAGCGTAATGAGTAAGAGAGCTTTCATTTTATTTCCAATCTCCGAAGGCGTTGCTCGTGATCGGCAATTAGCGCATCGTGGCGGGTGTCGGTAATCGCATTCTGTTCCATGCGTATCAAAACCTGTTCGATCTTCTCGATGCGCGAATTAGCCGCTGTAAATTCCTCCTTGGTAACAAACTTTGTTCCGAGCAGGGCCACGATGATTAAGGCCGCAGTCGTCGCGACTTTGAGCGCAGTGTCGAAGTATTTGGAAATCTGCTCGCTCATGGCTCAATTCCCTCTTCAATCATTAAATCGGTCGAATTTGGTGGCGCGTCGGGCAGCACATACGAGAGGTCTGGCCCCGGCGGTGG